GTTAAAGAATAAGCAGCAACAATTACAGCGCTGGTGATTATTAAGTAGATTGCATGTTCAGTGTATTCTTCCATCACTCTTTCTCCTTAGGAGTTATCATGATTCCCAGTAGTAGAGGCGAGATGCAAATTACGGCTGTTCCAATATAAAACAACAAATCCATCATGGTTTCCATCACTCTTTCTCCTTTAACGCAGAAGATGCCCACCACCCGCAAATCATATGCGGGAAATCATTCTCGCGTTCTTTTTCCATTGCATATAAAGCGCATGGCTCGGTACATCTGTGAAGGCAATCGTATTTATCCAATGCGTAGCGCATACGATTAACTTCTGCCTCAAGTTTTAAAACCTCATCCTTGGCGTAATCGTAATACATTTGCAGATCGGAGTTAGCTAACCGCAACTGTTCAATTTCTTTCAGCGCATCGCTGAATGCGTGCGATGTATTTTTAATTTGCTTTTCCAATTCAAAAATCAAATCGTCTATAGTGTCACCGTGTCCCGTTGCCAATCCACATCGGATTATCATTTGAGATAATTTTTCAGTGTCATCCATCACTCTTTCTCCTTCAGCAGAGCAGCGATATCTTTATTAAATTCTTCCGGCGAGTAGTCTGGACAAAGCCGCATCATGTTGATACGGAACGATGTGATTAGGATGCTTTGATTGTTACGCAACCGCTCAATCTCATCCATTAAGTAGACGCCTTCACATTGTTCCATGCACATATTCAGCATGGTTTGTCCTTCACGTTTGGTTGATGGCATTCCAAACATCACTCTTTCTCCTTCAGTGCGGCATACGCAAGAGCCTGACCATGACCAGAGCCTTCCTCTGCGATCTGTTGCAGGACTTGCTTCAGCCGATTGTTTTCTTTGATAAACACGTCCATCAATTCAAATGCTAGTTTTTTATCTTCCCGTATCTTTATGATCTCGTCGGCTGCCTCTGCAATCAGCTCACCTTCTTGACTCCAACTGATGTCAACGGTTCTCAATCTGTCTACAATGTCAGTCATAGTGGCGGTTCCGGTAATTCCATCCAATGAGTCGGCTTAGGTCTAAGGTTTGGATATGCCGCAATCCACCTACCTTTGTGTTCCCCTCTTGTTATAAATGATCCAACTACATAACGATTTTTTATAGCCGTAGGCCAATACAGAAATATTGATGTTCCGTTTTTTGGAGCAGTTTCAATTGTTTGCCAATCTGTCATCACTCAGTTCCCGTCCAAGTTATCACCGCGATCATCAAGACGGCGGTCATCATTCAGTGCAGAGGAAGAAATTGATAATATCTTGAAAAGCACATCAAACAATTGTTGCATCGTAAATGAACTTTCCTCATCGTTGAAAGTGCTTAGTGTTTTAATTATCCACAGAGCTACTCTTAACTGAGTAATTTCATTTTCATATTGCTTAATCTCTTTACGGGACCGCTCAATCTCATCAGCGGCTTCAGACCACGGACCCATGAAATTCAAAACACGCAACCTGCTGACAATGTCTTCCATAAACAACCTCCCAATTGAGGCGTTTACATACCATGCAATTAAACAGGGTACAATGGCAAATCGTTAGTGTTGCCCCTAAACAATTTACTGTCAGCCAATTCAGCAGTCCGTTCAGCACCACGCTGTATCATCCCGCTCTGTCGCAACCATGAAAGAGCCTGTGTCGCCGTATCATGCAAGTCGTCATGCTTTGCCTTGGGAAACTGCGCCGATTGCGTAATAACCATATCGCACCAAACACGATCCACAGGTGCATGGATCAGTCCTTCACTAAACAAATGCTGGATCGCATACGTACGGCTGACCTTGTCAATCCCCTTGGGGTCAATCAACCTGACGCCAAATGTCTCGCCACCAAAGATGCGCCTGATCTCCTGCGCAACACTAATCCCAGATGCCTTGTTCTCAACCAACAACAGATCAACCTTTAGCTTCCTGCACGTATCGCCGATCTTGGTCACAAGCTCATGCAGTTCCAAACGCTGTTGCCATGCAAACATCAGCATCACCTTGGGAACGTCCGCCTCCACATTAGCCTTCTCAATGCGGCTCGTCACACTGGCATACGCACCGTTCCTCGACGCAACCGCTGTCGTCTCACCGCTGTCACGCCAAACGCCCCATACCGTCATCGCGCTGAAGTCACCCTCATGCTCCTTGGCCCCGTAAGCCGTATCAACACTCGCAACGATAAACTCCATGTCAGGGAACTGCTCCGTCTCCCACGGCTCCCACCACACACGCTTGATGATGCCGCCACCCGCAGGTTCAGGACGCTGTTGCAATTGACCCGCCGCCGCATACGGTCCAAGTGTCCGCTCCAACAGGTCGATCTCGCTCTCGCCAAACCGCTCAGGCCACAACAGCTCTCCCGCTGTCTCACGGGGATCAGTCCACACAACCGCCTCACCGTCCTCGGTCATATCAGCAGGAACCAATACCGTGTAGATGCGCCGCTCCGGTTCAAACCGCATTGGCAACATCAGGTGCGTCCACTCGCCAACATCCTTGGACAGGATATGCCCCGTAATGTCCTGCTCTGAAAGCCTCTGCTGTACGACGATCCTGCATCCGGTCTTCGGGTCATTCAGGCGAGTACTCCACGCCATGTCCCACCACTCATTGGTGGACGCCACTATCGCCTCGCTGTTGGCCTCCTGCGCGTTGTTAGGATCGTCCGCAATCAAGAACGCACCGCCCAGACCAGTGGTAGCTGATCCAACCGATACGGTGTTGCGGATACCGTTGCGGTCGTTCTCAAAGCGGGTCTTGGTGTTCTGGTCACCGAGTAGCTTGAACCTGTCACCCCACCTGCGCTGATACCACCTTGATGTCATCAGCCGACGACACTTGACGCTGTCTTGCAGTGACAGGTTCAGCGCATACCCACTGTGAAGGAACTGAACACCCGCGCCGGATGTCGGGCTGTCGAGCCTCTGCGCCCATGTCCACGCAGGTAGCATCGTGCCAGTGATCGTGGACTTGCTGAACCTCGGCGGGATGTTGATGATCAGGTTTCTGATATGCCCATCGACACATGCCTCCAGATGTTCACAGACCGCTTGCAGTGCAAAGCCACCGTGAGCAAAGGGTGCAGAGTCTACATGACGCCATGCCGCCACCGTGAAGTCATACAAGCTCTTCTCTAGTCGCTCCTTCTCCAGATTAAGGACGACAGCCTTCATATCCTCCACTGACAGCGCAGACGGGTCAAACATCACGCCACCCTAAGACCTTCAGGACAAATGCGGCAATGACCACAAGTGCGATTCCAAACCACCACTGAACACCCGCCGACTGCTCCATCCATCGTTCAAACACTACCATGACTTAACCTTAGCCATTGCGCCCATATAGCTAAAGCTGTGCCGCAGTTTGTTGCCAAGCTGTAGCAAAAATGGGGAAATTGCTTGTATCGGCCCAAGGGTCCAAACCGCATTTTTATGCATGATCTGTGCCATAGTTCAAGTTGTTCACGGTATGTCCAGTAGATTGGCAAAAACAAAATTCTGATACCAATACACCGGATAGACCACAAAGCGGCTGTACGGGCTTCTCTGTGGCTTCTAGGGCATGGCTATCAATCATCGTCTTCAGGCGTCAGCGTGATTGTGCGGAGCATGTTCTCAAGCGCGAGCTTCTGATCGTCATCAAGCATAGTAGTGTCAACACGTTGCACAGTAATGGCTCCACCACCTGCGCCAGTGAGTTCAACATTAGACTTATCACCGTATTTTTTGGGGCGTAGCTTGGCGGCAACCCACTTGCGGGTATCGATCTGCAACCGTGCGCGATTAATGGCCTCACTAGAATCTTCAAGCGGTGCATTGGCAAGCTCTAGCATTTCATCAACCATTGCTTCAGCCTGTTCCTCACGCGCATGAGCATATTGATTGGCAAAGAGCGGGAGCAATCCCAACCACTTGAACACCGTAGTCATGTTCGGCATCAATGGATCACGACACACTGACCTCAAGCTCTCACCTAATGCTAACCTTGCACATATCACATCGCCTATATCTTGTGTGTACTCAATCTTGCGTATTCCACCTATTGGGTTTGGCACACCTTTCTGCCACCTTGTTTGCGCCTTGGTGAGCTTCTTCTTTGGTGCGTCTTTGGCCTTCAGTGGTTTAGTGTCTGGATCACTCACCGCACGCCTTCCTCTTCAGCATCGATCTCGCGCCTGATTTCTTCAGCCTCTTCAGCCTCTACAATCGCTGTGAAAGTGTCCTGATCATCAAGGTCACGCAATACATTTACAACCGATTGATCTGATGCGTTTACACTGTCTGGGGACATACCGACCAGATCATCCCGCATGGCATCAATGGTAGCTTGTGGATATTCCTGTACATGCTCTGGCACGGCCTGTGGAAGCGTTTCTACCATTACACACAAACTATGCCCTGCCGCCTTCAGTAGTGTCCCCAGTGCCTTTGTAAGCCCATCAGGCCACCCCGCAGGATCGCCCCGTGTTGTTATGGTCATCAATCCCGCTTCATCCATATGAACCACAAAGATCGATTGATCATTCACCAAACTGCTGATTGTCTCGCCGTGTTCCATTGCATTCTCCCCTGCTTGGAATCCCTGTATTTCCATACAAATATACCGCCTCAAGGGCGGCATTGCAAACGACTTACACAGGAAAGTGGGGGGCCGTAGCCCCCGTCTCTTATTCAGTTTGGGTTAAAAACAAGTCATTTTTTTACCGCTATCCATTGATTTTTTTTAACATCTATTGTGATTGTGTATGCACTTTTGATTCTTTTTGCTTCACTTTCTCCACTTTTGCGGAGCCACTTTTCAGCCTTGTATATCTTCTTTTTAAGATCAACCATTGTTTTTGCTTTAATCATTTTCAATCTCCGATTAAGTAGGGGGATAA